GCTTCAGATATTTGTACCTGTGCAGTTGATGTGTCAATATTATTTATGGAGGTTTGTGCTGTAATAATAGTATTTTTAGCATCTTGAACTACCTGCGAACTTTGATCTATTGGTGTAACAGATAAATTTACAGAACTAATTGTGGTTGTTGCTGTGTCTACTAAGGCTACGTTTGATTGTGCTACTGCTACTGTGGCTGTCACTGTATCTACCGCTGCCTGAGCCTCTATCCTTTCAGCAACTGCTACGGCTATGGTGGCGGTGGCAGTATCCGTGGCTGCAATAGCCTGCTGAACCTCTGTGGCGGCTGTTGCAAGGGCTGTATCGACTGCCTGTTGAGCAGGGCTTACAACAACTTGTTCTTGTCCGCTACTGTCTGTTGCCCATGCGTAACTTGGGCCAATAAAAAATAGCCAACCTGTTACAAAAAGGCTAGCTAAAAATAGTTTTAACTTTCTATGCAATTGGATCTCCAAGTAACAAAATTTTTGTTACATAGAGATTATATCATGTTTGCTTATTTAAATAATCTTAGTTACTTAGGATTATCTGTTTTGTAAAAACCATTTCCCTTAAACTGCACCCCAACTGTTCCATAGGATCTTGCCATCCCATACCCACATGAAGGGCAAGGGGGGACGACTTCTTTTTCGTCAAACTTACGAGTAACTTCTAATAATTTGTCGCAGGTTACACATGAGTATTCGTATATTGGCATTTACTTCTTCTTTGCTCTTTGTTTTGCTAAAGCATCAAAATCTTTTATTTTAGTATCCCCCATGTATCCCCAAGCATATCCTTCGTTAATCATTTTTTGATTTATTGAAACTTCTGATCCATCTAAAAATACCCACCCAAGAATGCGTCCATATTTTTCTGATGAATCCATTTTTTCTGTTTTAATTACAACAGTTTTAGACGCATCAATTGCCTTCTTTAAATATTCTTTAGATTCAAGGCCTAGAGCTTTTTCTATTTTATCTGTGGTACGGCTTTCAGGGGTGTCAATTCCAGCCAACCTAACTCGTGAACTAAATGAAATATCAAAACCGAGATCTATGTCTACATCAATCGTATCCCCATCAACAACTTTACTTACTTTTTTAACATAATATTCAAACATAATTCTCCTTAAAAATAAGAGCAGTTTGAGGACTTACTCAGGTCCATCCTTCGGGTAGCGACCCGAATAGTCTGCGACTCCCCAGTGACGGGGTGCAGAATTATATTATACTATTTTTTTTTAGCTGGGGCCTTTTTCTTTGGGGCCTTTTTCTTTGGGGCTTTTTTTGTTTTAGCCTTTAATGATTTTTCTTGAATAACAACCGTAACGGTTGGAAATAGAATTTCTTTTATTTTTTTAAACATTTTTCTCCTTAGTATATTTTCTTTTTCTTATCTTGCATTTTTTGTTCATCTTCTGTAGCTGCATATAAAGCTCTCATTTGAGCCATTGCTGCAGTTTTACCTGGATGACAACCTTTTAATTCGCCTTCATCGTTTACAACTGCATATCCTGTGCAGCCTGCTACGTTTTGCTTAACACTGTATGGCATTTTATCTCCTAATCGTTTGGTATTTCTTTATCAAACAGCTCTATTAACCCATACTCTTTTGCAAGAGCTTTTCCTTCTGGGCTTAATATAAATGTGGCTTCTAAATTTTCATCATACTCTACAGACAATAAGTCTTTATTGTATAAATCAATTAGAGATTTATCTATATGCTGTTCGTGAGACTCCCATAATTCTGGAGCCAACTCTTTTGCACTTTCATTAATAGAATAAATAATTTCTCCGCTTTCATCTACGCCTTCTAATTCTACAACACCAATGCTTAAATAATATTCAAGTCTTTCATCATCTGAATTACCCATGATATCATCATTTTCCATATCTACATTATACCTCTTTTTACTGTAATGTTCCATCATCATTTTTGTCAATAGTGGTCTCTACTATCTGTTGAACATATTCAGAAAAATGCTTTCTAGTATTGCCTTTTGGCCTGACCCCCAAAGCTTTCCATATTCTTTTGTACTCCATTACATTGGCAAATGTGGTAGGGCATAGAAGCATGTTATTATATTCTTTCAATACAGTTGGAAGTGGAACATGCTTTCCACAGCATTTACACTCTTTAGCTTTTTCTTGGTAAGTACTCATATTATCATCATCCTATCCATTGCTTCCCTTAACCTATCTGGCATATGCGGTGCCTTAATCATATTTGTAACTGTAGTATCTTTGTCGTCTCTAGCAAAATCATTGTCGTAACTCATGGATTGATAGGTATGTATTTTAATTTCCTGTTCTGAACTAAATTTACTTCTACTTATTGCATTGTATATTGAGCCACAGACAGCATCTGCTAAATCTTTAGATCCTTTTCTTGGGTGATCTACTCTGTCTCTCATAATTTTTAATTGCAATAATTCATCTATAAGTAATTGAATGTACGGACCAATTAATCTTTCTTCCGCTACTATCATTGCCATATCATCATAATGTTTTTTAGCGACAGATAGAATTTCTGTATTGATGCCATATTGTTTTAGTTGTTGCATCATGTCATGAGAATTCCATCTGTCAAAAGTACACACTTTAATTTTAAATCCTCGTGTTTTTAATGAAAGAATATAATCTTTTACTTCAGTAAAGTCTACAGATTTATCTTTAGTAGGAGTCCAATATCTAACAGCGTCTATTTCTACTATGGGGGCTGGTTGCGAATAGTCACTTGTTATTTTTATGTTTACCCATTTTTGAACGTGTGACATAGATACAGCACAATGGTCATGCTTTTGCGCTAAGTCTACGTGAATAAAATATTCTTTATCTGGATCTGGAATAAACCATTCTTCTAATCTTCCAAAATTATCTACTGCTAACTGACCAATATTAAATGCTTTTTCAATTTTTTCTTTTGATTTAAAAAATGCGTCAATTGCATCTGGTGGCATACAGGCGAATCTAGACAAAGCATCCTGAGGATTTGTATAAAATGCTGTTTTAAAATCATCTATTTTTCTTACTGGATTAACATCCCATGTTGGTCTTTTTAAAGCATATACCTTAGGTATTTTATATGAAATAATATGATCCTCTTCCCAATCTATATCAAATTCATTTCCTTCTGTATTGTCTGGCAAGTCATCGTCCATCTTAAATCTATGAGACTTAATAACCACTTCTTTATCAGCTACAACTGCGTCATATCTCTGTTGTATATAGTCGTTTTTATATCTTGGAAATGAGAGCAAAATTACTTTACCGAAGTCTGGGAAACGGGAATCAACTGATGCCCTATACATATCATATATTGCCCCACCAGTTTTAGCCTGATCGTGCCCAGTAGTATTTTCAATACTAAATCCTGAAATTTCATCCAGGATTACTATAATTACGTTGTAGCCCTCCCACGCTTCTCTTTCTGAGTGGCCTGAATGAACTGTAATATTTTTATTAAATTTAATTTCTGATGCTTTATCGGTATACTTACCAATAAACCAAGGTGACTTATCTATTCTGGTTTTAAATCCTTTAAAGAAAACATTGCTTGCCTGTTGTGCGTTAATAGCAATATTAATTATATCTATTGAATCTCCAGGCGGCTTGCCGTAATAAGCTGCTGGATCTTTAAGGCACAGCAACAAATATACAGTGTAAGCAACTGCAATTGTAGAACAATAATCTTTTCCAGAACCTTTTCCTAATTGAGCTACAATCTCGTTTGCAGTTTGTTTAAACCGTATTTTTCCTTCTGATTCTCCAAATAATTTTATTAGGGTGGACTCTTTATAAATTTGTGAGCTTTTTTCAATTAAAGTATATTGATATTCTGATAATTCTGGTAAACCTAAATAGTCTGGATGCCTTACAAAGGTTCTTAGATCGACTGGCTTTTCATCAAACTCTTCACCGTCAAGTATGTCAATAAGGTCATTAAAATTAAGATCCACTTACTTCCTCAATGATTTCTATTGGTTCAACTATCCCAGTAATTTGAGACAATCTTTTAGCAACATCCATTTTACATTTAGGGCAACTTGCTGTTACCTCTTTTAATATTTTAATAAGTATCTCTTGTTTATGCTCTGTTTCGGCAATCTGTGTAGCAATCTCTGCATTATCTAAAAGGCCAACCTCTTGAAGCATTCCTATTCTTTTACCCTCGATGTCTGCAATAAGCTTTAAAGCAGTTGCCTTAACATTTAGTTGTCCTGCTTGATCAGCATCCTCTACGGTCTTCCAGGCCTCTTTAATAAGCATTGCATAGTGTTGGTCTGCACCAGAGATGGCTTCTTTAGCCCTCTCCCTCGTGCTAGTATCATTGTGAACAACAGTCTTCCACTCATCAATTAATTCAATTACTTCTTTTCTTTGTAATCCAGTAATTGCGGCAATGCTGGTGGGATTATTGCCCTTAAGCAATTCACCAACAACCTTGTTCATTCGATCAAAATGATCTGATAATTCAATTTCCATATATTAGAGTATAATTCTAGTTGACTAAAAAGTCAATTAGATTTGGCTATTTTATATAATATTAAGTACCCAATTAGGTCATCAATATCATTGTCTCCAGCAAATCCTTGATTATTTTTTACTCTATTTAATTTATCATCAATTCTAACCTTTAATTGTTCCGTTGCATCGGCAACTGAGAATATCCTTATTGGATTTAAAGCTGAGTCTCCATATGATATATTCTTTTCAATTAGCATTTGGGCTATATCAATACAAGATGCTAGTATCTTTCCGCCAGACGGCGCTGATAACGAATGCATATACAATTCATCATAGGTAAAGTGTTTACTATCTGCATATACTGGTTTTGGCATTATCTTACTTCCTATTCTTTTATATAATAAATGATATTTTATCAAAAATTACTGTTTTTGTCTATACCTTTACACGATCAACAGCATGTATTGTTGTGCCTAAATCTACGCCATCAACAAACATTTTTGTATTTGGCATAATTGAGTATGAGTTAAGCATTTCTGGAGAATAGAATATATGAATATCAACTGGCCTATCAATTTTTCCCTTTGCGCTGTCTAATAATTTTTTTGCACCAGATTTATTAAGAACATAAGCTCCAAGCCAATTGCCCTGGTATGCTTTGCACACATATTGGCTTCCTATATCATGTCTATAATTGTAATAAGAAAAGTTGCCCTCTGGAACTAATGCAAAAAAGGCGTCCCAATCTTCTGGAATTAGCTTTAGATTATCTATTAAATTCTCAAAAAATCCTTCTTGAATCTTAATATCGTCTTCAAATATAACAACTACATCATATTCTGATTCATAAAATGATTTCCATGCCATGTGATGGCTAGCCCAACAACCAATTTCAGCATATCTAAAATTTGTAGATGGATCAATATTAAGGCCATTATTTTCAGCGTAGTATTCACTTAGCTGCTCGGCAGTATATATTCCATATGTTTTTTGCTTTAAATCTTCAGCATATTTATTGAGATACTCTTTATTTTCAATTAAAAGAAACTCTCTATCAGTGTCTTTATCTACATGTAGTATTGCGTATGCTATATTCATTTTATGCTAACTCCAAATCAAACTCATTACTATAGAATGATAAAAGGTCCATATGCTGAGGATCACAATTAAATCTAAGGTGGATTTTATTGATAATTTCATCATATATACTAGAAAATTCAGTAAATGCTTTAAACACTAAACCAGTCTCGCTACCAGCCTTTTCATTTGTATATGAAGATCCAACTGGGTGCGTTAGGATATGCTTACTATCTCTTAATACAATTTTACCCTTGCCTATGGATATTGATGCATATATGATATCTATAGCCCATCCAGAAACCATGCCTTCCCACCCATACTTGTCCTGGAAATAATCAAAAAAGGCAAGCATTTCATTTACAATATCTCTATGTATAAACATCGTTGTTCCATTTGTACATGTAGCAATTGAAAGATTGCTATCTAATTCAGAAACCTTTATATTAGTAGAATTAAATCCCCATGCGTCATGTGTAAACTGTGTTGCATAGGCATATACATTTTTGTATTTTGACAATACATCATTGGCTCTATGCATTACATCTTTCCATGAATCATAACTTACATCCCCACATATAAATAAAAGATAGTCATTGCTTTGATTAAAGTCTTTTAAAGCATAATAAAACTGTCTGTAATATCTTATATCTCCAAGATTATTCCATCCATCTTTTGGAGTTCCTGAATTAAGCACTGAAATCTTTAGCCCAGCTGATTTAAATTGGTTTTCTATATCGATACAATTATCACGATAATCATCCCATGCAACTAAATAATTTTGGATTTTCATTGCATTCGCTTTCTTATCGCAGTAGAAGATATTGTTTTTGTATATGGAACATAGATTAGTCCAATTCCTCTATCATCTAGCCACTTCTGATCAAAGCTCATCTGAGAATAGTAATCTTTTTCAGCCCAGTCTGATCCAACTAATATATAGTTTGGTCCAACCAAATCAATACATATTCTAGAGTCTCTTCCGCCTACATTCATTACGACTTCATCAACATATTTACAAGCCATCAGAACTTCATAACGCTCTTCTTCGCTACAAATAGGAGTCTTATTCTTAAATTCAAAAATGAATGCATCTGTATTTAATGCAACAACTACTTTACCATCTTTTCCAGCAACCTCTTTGCATCTTTTTAATAGGTTCACATGACCAGAATGGAAAAGGTCAAAAGTTCCCCCTGTATATACAATATTAACCATATTAGATCCCCAATCTATTAATCATTTCTTCGTATACTTCTGGCAATACGTACCAGCTGTCCCAGGCGGAACCAGCTTCTAAAACGTGCACATATCCTCTAGAAACAAGAAGCTCATTTATTTTGGCCTTTGCTTCCTGGTTATGGTTTTCAACAGAAATAACCTTAAATTTTCTTGAGAAATTGTATGCATTTAAAATTGAATACTCAGACCCCTCTGTATCCATAGAAAGAAAATCAACAACTTGTGGCGCATTATGTTTATCTAGAAGATCATTCAGAGAGATTGTCTTTACGCTATAAGTAATTCCCTCAGACTTAATCGTATCCTCATGAACACCATCATAGATATGTTCTGAAACACCAGATAAGCAAGGCATTCCACTGACTTCAATAAACTCTACAGAATCATTTGATTTATCAGAAACGCATAGAGTTTCAACTGTCGCAG